ACCCCTGTCATAGTACCAATAGTACCAGCACCATTAATCTGGTATTGAGTAGGTTCAAAAACTCTAATAGCAACTGCATCTGATACATCAATACTTGAAGCCGTTACAATCCTAGTGGGGGCAAAACCTTGTATTTCTTTGCCGTTATGGTCTTTAGCTAATAAGCTCATATTTATCCTCTGTTTTAATATCTCTTATATTATATAATAATTTTTAAATTAAGTAAACACCTGCACTATTTTTATAGTGTGTTTCGCAATACTCTCTAGCAGCTATTTGCATTGCACCAGACTGGTCTGTTTCTACAGATAGTGTGATAAACTTTCTATCTCTATCTAATAAGTCATGTTGTAATTCAAACACATCTCCAACTTCTAATTCAGCATTCTTAACAGTAGTTGCAAAGCTTATAGCTAGTGGTGCTTGCTTGATTCTATTACCCTCAGCATCTTCAGTATATCTCATAGAATTTAATGTTATCTCAGCTAGCTTATTCGCTTGTAGAGAATTAGTAACCCCTTTAATGTCTAAAGTTTTCACATTAGATTGTCCATCCAGCGCAATCAAGTCGCTATCTTCTTTACTCGCTTTAGCACTTAACCAATTATCATTAGGCTCAATATATTTTAGCTCTATTTTGTTTGCTATCTCTTGAAATCCTTTCATAGACACATTAAGTGATCCATTTAGAATATCTCCTACTGTTAATGCTTTCGCTACTGAAGACCCCTTTTCATCTATTTTTAGCTTCCACTTTCCTTGGCTTAATACTATTTGCCCTCTACAAGTAGCTAAAATATCTACAATACACGACTGTATATTTCTTTGGCTATTAAATACAATATTAGATGAATATCCGTAAGAGCTACACTTTTGCGAAGCATTTATAAAGCTAGGATAATCAATAGATATTGGTGGTATATTTAACCCTTTAGTTAGTAGATTCAATACTTGACTTGCAGGATTATACGAATAATCTCTTTCTAGCCATTCAACATTCCTAATTTCTCTAATTTCAACCTCTAGGTCTGACCCTGTTCCACTCCCCGTAAATATAATATCCCAATAGTCCGACAGCTCTTCCTCTGAATACCAATCTAGGGCATCACTATTGTCTAAAGTTATCCAGCCCTCATATCCTGCTGACACAACTACAGGGTCGCCAAAAGATGTTCCATCGGCATCCTTGGCAAATATTTCCAACCCAATATCTGTCTTAATATAAATCTCAGCACTTATTATTAAAGTCTGATTGCTAGGAGATGTAGAATTGAATTGAATTCTGTTGTCCATATCTAATGATAAATTATCTCCTGCAACTCTGTATCCTGTAGTTGAGATATTGCCATCAAATAAATTAGACTCGCTAGAGCTACTAGAGGAATAAGTACCACTAGGAAAGTAGTAAATATTACTACCTACAACATCATCTTTAATGTCGTTTATTTTTTGACCTTTTACTGTTGCTGTTATTGCATCTAGTTGTGTATGCTTATTATCTGTAGCATCATATTCTTGGTGTACGGCAATAAAAGCCACATTTGGTGGAATAGTAAAGTTATCATTTGCTAAATCTGCATTTTGTCCATTAATAATGTCGCCTGCTTCATTCTTGGCAAATTCTGTAGCTGTTAATACCATTCCTGAGTCGCCTGAAGTAGGGTATACCCTGCAATGGGCATAAGTAGTAGTAAAAGCAAAATTTCCCTTGTAGGACATTTCATCTTCCCCTGCATATAAAGTAATAAAGTTTTCTAGCTCTCCCTCTGATAATACTTGAATTGCCCAATAGTGCTTATTATTTGAGCTTCCCCCGTAATTATTAGCAGTTTGGAATATAACATTAGAACCCACTCTGTTTTCACCAAATATAATAGGTACTGCCGACACATTGTCCCTTTTAGTTTGTAATTTTTGACCTGCATAAGCATCGGCTCCCAATGTATCTGGCATCTCAGGGGCTAGTGCTGAACCTGCTAATGAAGCACCAACCAGTGTGATTGCTGCAGACCAAAGTGAAACGCCTACAGAAGCAGAATAAGCACCAGCCATACCTGCCGTAAAACCTCCCGCCCCATACATTAGCCCACCTGCTAGACCACCACTAAAGTATATTAATGCCACTCCTGCAACTACTTTTACTGCTTTACTCATCTCGTACCCTCATTATTTTATCCTTTTTTTCTATATCAACTAAGCAAGGCTTTCCACTTCTTAGTCTTAAAGTCATATACTTGTATTGATTAATAGCAATTCCTATACTATCTTTAGTTAATATTATATCGTTTTCCCGTGCAAAAGGCACAGTATCACAAAAGCTCTCAAAATAGCTGTAGTGTATTTTTCTAGCCAAATACTTGCTTGCGTTTATGCTGAAATGTTCAAAGTCAGCCTCGCTGTAACATCTCCATTCCTTAGGTATTCTATCCCCATAAACAGACTTTAATCGCTCGTAAGAGTAACTAAAGCAATTATGCTTAGACATCTTTCTCTCTACCCCAATAGACTGTTTCTGTAATAGCATCTACTACTGAAGTAAACTCATTCTGATTATAAGTTCTGCTTGGATATGGCTTGCTCCAATTTGTAAATAGTGAAGTTAGTGTGGCACTTAATGACTGCTCTGTTGCACTAAAAGTATCAATAATCCCCTCAAATAGTATGTACTGGTCTTTAGATAGTCCTGAGATATCTAGCTTAGGATAAGTATCTAAGTTATCTCCATAGCCATATTCGTATGTTTCGCTATCTATAACATCACTTGCTGGTGTATAAATAACTCTTTCAATCTTGCATTTATTGTTTCGCCACTCACTTGATAAAGCTTCAGTTGTTAAAGCTCCTGATACATTGTCTATTGATAGATTAATACTATCAGACTGCATTGAGCCGTCCTCTGAAAGTTTATCAAAAGTAATAGCTAGTGGTGTGTATTCTACCCCTCCATCATTTACGAATATGTCGTGGTCTGTAAACCTCAATGTTTCTTTAAAAGTCCCATCAAGATTATACATATCAAACTCGAATAAATGAAGTATTGCTATAGCATCATTGTTTCTTGCATTGTTAGTTATCGTTTTACTCATTATATCCAGTAGTCCTCTTCTATATAATTGTTGCTATCTTCCATATAATCGCCTATGTAGATAAAGCCTAAACCCTTGAAGTCAAAAGTTGCTTTAACCACACCACTAACTTCACTTGATTGGTTAAGTGTTGTTATTCTTACTATCCCTGAGTAAAGACCTTCAGCTCCCAAATGGACTGCCATATCTATTCCTACTCCTGTCAGTAGAGAGTTCATCAGTACTTGTTCTGCACTGTTTCCTGCTTGAAAATAACAGTCTAACTGTCCTGACCAAGACTTTCTTCCTGCTTGTTTCTTATTCCAAGAACTCCCAAAAGTAGTGACATTGAAAGTCTCCTGCTTAATGTCTAGCTTATAAGTTTTAACATTTCCTAGGTTTGTCCCATTAAATCTTACTCTAGCATCTCTTCCTCGTATTGCCATATTATCTCACCTCTATAAAATCTGCTGTTGATTGATATAAACCATCAAGTCTTCTTTGATATTTGAAGCTGTCCTGCATAAATTTAGCATTAATCTTAGTGTATATACCATCATCAACCAATAAGTGTGTGGCTGGGTTAGGAAAATCTGAAGCTTCATTTATTAAAAAATCACTATTGATATAATCATCTACATTCTCTAAATACAACCCACTTAAATATAACTGTAAAGTATAATATTCGTGTGGTACATAACCCCTATCAGGTATTCCAAACTCTCCCATTATACCACTCTTTTTCCTATAGAAAGTTAATAGCTTAATAAAATCAGTTTCTTCTAGTAACCAAGTCATAGTCCAAGCTCTTTTAAGTCCCTTGTCTTTTATGTGTCTTCCACTAATACCGATATTGCTCATTATTGACTGATTAGAGTACTTGTAGCTTACTTGATTTGGTTGTGCATCTTCCAATACATCTATAAAGCTTTCATCTGTTGTAGTCGTTGCTGTGTAGCTACTAGACTGAGAAAATAAGTCTTGATA